CTACTCTTTCGAATCCGCAAGGACCTTATCCAGAACACCTTCCAGCTGTTCAGCTGTCCGCTGCTTCTCCCCCTTTATCAGGTGGGCATAGATGCCGTAAGTATCCATCTGACGGGAATGTCCGACCAGCGATTTTACCGTACCTTCCGGCAGAGTCTTGGCCATCGAGACGAAAGTATGCCGTAGATTGTAGGGTGGGACATACTCGATGCCATTTGCCTCGCAATAGCGCTTCCAGCAATGGCGATAGGTGCTCTCTGCCTCAATGGGAAAGACGACCTCCTCCCCTCCTGTCAACTCGCGCTGCGCCTCGAGTATCTCTTTTGCCTGTGAGGTCAGCGCGAAGGAACGCAAGGCATTGCTGTTTTTGCCGCGAGTTTTCTCGCCGTGGACGTTTATCGCGCCGTGGATCATCACCATATCGCCCTGAATGTCAGCCCACCGCAGAGCGATGAGTTCCCCCGGGCGCAATCCCGTGACGAAGCTGAGCCGGTAGGCGTTGATGTACGGGTCCGGGACTCTTTTCCCCCGCCAGAGCGTGGTATCCACAGCGAACAGCACCCGCAAGGCATCCGGCTGCAGTATCTTCTTTTCTTCAGAACGGGCGCCTTTGGGAACGTGCAGCTCTTCCGGGTGAAAAGTCGAGAGCTTGCCCAGCCGCAGCCATTTGCAGAATGCCCGCAGGTCAGCGCACAGGCTCATCAGCGTCTTTTTACTCAGTCCAGCAGCGAAGGCTTTGTTCACCACCGCCTGCAGCATCTGCTCGTTCAGGTTCGCTACCTGCTTTTTGCCGAGGTCGGGCTGTACCCATGTCCGCCAGCGGCTCTCGATAGGCTTCCAGTTCGACTGGCTGGTGGTCATTTTCACTTCGGCGATCCAGTTCACATAGGCCGTCTCTACCAGCAGGCGGGTGCTCGAGATCCCCTCATCCAGCCACAGGTCAGCCTTGCGGTTTGCCTCCCGCTGGCCGGTGCGGCCCGGCTTTGCGCTGGTGAAGGTCTTGCGCACACCGTCCTTCTGTACTTTAATCTGCCAGCGGTTCTGATTTGGAAGCCAGACAGCGGTATTCGTACGTCGTCCCATAATACACCTCCATATGGGTACACTTTGACAAGCCCGCCCAAAAGAGGTATAATCGCATTGCTTGAGTGTGCGATGACCCCGCAAGGGCGAGCCGCTTATCCTTACTTCTCCGGCGTTGGTAGCGACGGAGGAGTTTTTTATTTAAGAAGCTGATCAAGCGAAACTTCGAAATATTCCGAAATATCTAAAATCAATTTTATACTGGGCTCTATTTTTCCTGTCTCATAATTCGAAATGGTAGTTCTGCTGACGTGAAAAACTTCTCCCAACTGTTGTTGTGTAAGCCCTTTCGCTAATCGCAACTCTCGAAGATTATTTTGAAAGCTCATCTAATTCCTCTGTGTGCGAAAAGTGTGAATCACCTTTCCCTGTTTTGTGCTTTATGGTAAAATCAGTATAAAAAGGAGGCCGCTCTATGTGGAAATGGTTAAACAATCTATATCGACTCGCTTCCTATATAGTCCTGTTCAATATTTATTTCGGAATATTTTACAAACTGCTTCGATTCTTCATTTTTCAGAATTCAGTTCCATTCACGATTGAGTTGCTTTTGATTGGAATCAGTGCGGCTTTACTCAAGAACTACCATCCTTATGATCTTCCTGATTGGCGGAGGGAAAAATAATAATTTTCGGGTCAGGCTTTTGTAAGTCAAGAGCCTGACTTGCTTTTTGCATTTTTTCCAGTTCTCTATTTTCTGGCATCGCATCTAGAAGTGCTTCTTTTTTAGCTTTTTGGATTTGTATTTTCTTCATTTCATTATCTAATTTAATTCCATCAATTTCTCCTTTTAGCTTTTCTGTTTCCAAACTTTTGCTCTCAGCTTCCTGCTTATGTTGAATGGACCATTTAATCAGGCCTCGAACGGATGGAATATCTGTTTTAACGCCATCTTTTTCATAGTTTCCGCCGAAAAGAATAAGATAAACAAACAAGAAGGCAAACCAGTTTTGCTGAATAAACTCCATGGTTTTTTGAAATGCCACAACATAGTCACCCGGAGAATTCAAATTCATCGTTATCGAAACATCGTTATCATCATTGATTGTGGCAAACATCTCTGTAATATAATAACTGAATGTTGAAAAATCTCGCCCTTTGATTCGATTTCTTGTGTTTACACGAAAAACCACATGGGTTTCTTCCTTATAGACGTACAAATCAAAGCATGTATTCAGAACCGGAACCGCATACATACTTATTTCCGACAAGCTTTGATGGTTTAACATTGCACGAACCAACAAAGGAGTCAGCCTGCCTTCTTCAACTTCTTTTATCATCTGAATTTGCCGACGTTTAATATACGGACACTTAATTTCTACTTGCTTATGAAGTCCTTCCGCAATCTGACTATCTGCTTCTAATTCTTTTTTTATACCTTCTTGAATATCTTGTTTTTCAAAGTACTCTCCAACAATGCCAAAAGCAACCCTTTTGTCTCCCAAAATCATAACAATATCGCCAACACGCATTGTTGTTACAAAACTGTAGCATTTATTTATGGCTGCTCCCGGGCGTTTGTCTGCATAATGCAACTCTACTGCCTGCCGCATTTTTTCTTCGCCGTCTTGTTCAATGTTATTTCGAAGAATAGCATTCCACCCAATAGCAATATATCCATTTCGAATATACTCATTATAATATGCACCTGATTTTGTCCGAATCATCCAAAACGAACAACAATCAGGCACTTGAATCGGTCGTATCTGCCGCTCCATTTCTTCAATGAAGTAAAGATTTTCTTCGTCCATTTTTCCCTCCCTATATTCCATTAACATTCCAGACATTTTATTTGCGCAGCTGTCTTACTGATTTATCAAAATCAGACACAATTTTCTGCGTCGGATTGAACAGCTCATACTCTGCCTCAGCCTTCTCTTTGGCCTTCCGAGCAGAAATTTTTCCTTTATCCGGCAGAATATCATAACGCCGGAATGACAAAAACTCGTTGATACTGGATGCAAACTGTTCCATCGTGAAGGTGTTTTCCCGTTCTATCAAATCTTCAATATAATCGAAATAGCCCGACACCGTGCGCTCCAGCTGGCGAATCTGCTTTTCGGAGAGGTAATTCTTCGCCACCGATACGTCCGATTTCAGCACCCGACCCTCGGGGGCGTTTTTCCATGTAGTCAGGCCCATATGTTCCTTGGTGTGGTCAGCCTTGTTATAGACGATTTCCGCTGCTGTCTGGCCGGTGATGGCATAGTGAAATTTATTCTGCACCATTGCATAAAAATCCTTTGTCACCAGTGAGTTTCGGTCATAATCGATGCTGCACTCTGCAAAAATGTCCGTCACCTGCTGCCAGATACGCCGCTCACTAGCCCGGATGGAGCGGACGCGCTCAAGCAACTCACGGAAGTAATCTTTGCCGAAGGCATCCTTGCCCTGCTTCAGGCGCTCATCATCCAGCACGAAGCCCTTGGTCATGTACTCCTTGAGAATACCGGTCGCCCAGATACGAAAGCGTGTGGCCCGGCGGGAGTTGACGCGATAGCCCACGGAGATAATTGCATCGAGGTTGTAAAGCTTTGCTGGGCGGCGTACTTGTCGGCTTCCTTCTGTTTGAACTACCGAGGATTCCTCGATAGTTGCCGCCTCGCTCAATTCACCTTCCGCGTAAATATTTTTCAGATGAAGCGAAATGTTGTCAATCGAGCAGTCAAACAATTTTGCCATGCCCTTCTGGGTAAGCCAAACCGTATCATCTTTAATAAATGCATCAACAGAAACATCTTCTTCTGCCGAACGGTATATTAAAAATTGAAAGTTGTTCTCCATTGTCTCTCCTTTCACATCCAATGCGTCCAGCCGATGATACAAGCTTTAATTTCGGTGCTGGAACACCGGGGCGTTTTTTGTTTACTTCACCAAATTGTAGGCATCCAAAATATCCTGAATGCCCTGCTTATCTGCATCCGATACCGTCATATCATACTTATAATCTTTACCAGCGAAGCGAATGATTGTCTTTTCGGAGGAAGCGATTTGCTGCATGAGGTCGGCATACTTGTTTGCAGGATTTACATCCACAGCCTCAAACACACCGCCTGTAAAAACTTCTTGTTGAACGTCAAAGTAATTGAAAGGAATCTCAGTAGCCTTTTCGCCGTCGATATTGATCACGACATCATTAAAGAATACCCAGTCGCTTCCTGTATAGTTGAATTTCCAAATCAGCACATATCGGCCATCTTTTTCGCCAATATACGGCAGTGCAAAACTACGGGTATTTGAATACTTCGGATAGCAGGACGGTGTATAAAATGCAGTGTTTTCTACTTCATCCTCTTGTTTTGCTAGCTTTGCAAACGCTGCATCGATTTCTGCCTGCTTCTCTTCTTCTGTCTTCCCTGAGCTTTCTGCCGAAGGAGAATTGAGTTCTGAACTGGCAGATACAGTGGATGACACAGAAGATTTTGAGGCGTTGCTTTGAACACCATCTGGGCTAATTGCTGTAAGAATTCCACCGATGAGCATCAGCGCAAAGAATACAATGAACACAGTCGCACAGCCACAGCCTTTTTTCTTTTTAGGCTTTCCACCCTTATACGCTTCTTCGTGTTGGACTTCCATCGGCCCGTTCAGCGGCGCACCGCACTCGGGACAAAACTTTGCATTTCCGGCCTCATTTCCGCATTTGGGGCATTTCATAGTACATCCTCCTGCTTTTTCATTTTATTAAAACCAATGGGTATATCCCACGGCTTTTCCTTCGATATGCACGTCGTTCATGTCCTCTTTTCGGCGAATGATAGACTCAAAGGCCGGATTCTCAGGACGCAGTTCGATATAATCCGTATGGAGATATACCCTCTTCAAAGTCGCCTCATCACCGATACGCACGGCTGCGATCTCGCCGTTCTCTACATCGGGCTGGATGTGGATATACACCACATCTCCATCGTGGATGCCTGCGCCTACCATGCTGTCGCCGTGGCACTTGAGGGCGAAGTCACAGCGGACATCCTCAGGGACATCCACATTCCCTTCCCTGTTCTGCAGGGCCGTGATGGGGTCGCCGCAGGCGATTGCGCCGATGAGCGGGACTTTCTTCATCTTGGGCATCGGCATGAAGCCCGGCGGGATGGGAGCGGGAGACGTTGTGGCAGGCTGTGAATGTTCTGAGTCCATTGGAACATCGTAGCCCATGAGCCAAGCTTCCGACACATCCAAAACCTGAGCCAGTGAGTAAACCGCATCTTGTTTTCCTTCCCAATCCCCTTTAAGGTAATGAGAAATACTCGATTTTGAAATTTTTGAACGTGAGGAAAGTTCCGCCTGCGTCATCTGACGAGCATCCAGCCCTGCACGAAGTCGCTGAGCAAAGGTTGAATTTTTCATATTTTAACGCCCTTTCAACGTAATCTAGTTTAATTATATGTGAACAGTTGCGAAAAATCAATACTCTTTTGCGAAAAAGTTCAGAAATCTCAAAATTCACTGTTGACAAATCGCAACTGCTGGGCTATACTCATGTTGTGGTTGAGAAAATCACAACATCGCAGCAAAAAGGAGGTGAACATAAGATGCCCGAGATGGATTACAGTCGCTTGCGTGGTCGCATTGTCGAATGTGGCCTCACTCAGAAAGAATGCGCCGAGAAAATCGGCGTCAGCGAAGGCCAGTTGAATCGTAAACTGGCCGGAGAATTTGCATTTCGGCAGGATGAAATTTCTCGAATCTGCACCCTGTTAAGCATCCCCAACAACAAAATCGGACATTACTTTTTCTGTCCCAAGAGTTGAGATTTCACAATTTTCAAAGGAGGTGAAGAAATCCCCATGCTTTCACTAAAGCTGATTCCGATTCTCTGGCTTGCAGTTGTTGCGTGCAACCTGTTCGTAAAAAAATTCACGCCAGAGCTTTCCGGGTGGTATCCGGCATACTCTGGCGTGGTCGCCATTATCACGCTTGTGGGTATTTTATTGATTTCATGCTTTCAATGACTTCATTGAGCAAATTAACTTTTTCATTCAACCTTCCGTCAAGGCTTATCAGTTCATCCATTTTACGAATATTTATCTGCACAAATTTCGGAGCATAGTAGGATGCAATAGCAGAATATGAGCCATATTCTTTCGGATTTTCATTTGTAGGTGCTTGAACTGCTGCTCCGGCCGCTCGGATATATCCTTCATACATTTCGCGCTCTCTGTTCAATCGCCACTTTTTATCTTGATGTTCGTATTCCAACTGCTTCATCTTTCGCTGGTGCCAATTATTACAAGCCGCTGTCAGTATCGGAGACACCAAGGCGCAAATCGCAACGATCATCACCACCAACGATGACCAGTCTGAAACAGACATCCCTGTATTTTGTTTCATTTTTACACCTCATTTCTACATTTTCTTTATTTTACCGCAAGAAAGGGGTGTGTGCAAGGAGGTAAACCACATGGACAACAACAAAAAGCCCAGCGAGCCGTCGGAAACGGAACGCTGGGCAGAAACTATTAGTTTTCCATGCAAACATTTACAAAGGCACGTCCCAAAGGGGTCAGTGTAACAAGTCCCTTTTGGAGTGTAACTTCTATTATGCGGCACTCATCCCTAGGCGATTGAAAACCATCTGGAGGTGGAGTGGCAATGCTTTGTTCGTAAGTTCTATACAACGCGGTCGCCTTGAACTCATTATATGCTTCCTTATTATGAAGCCACCGTGTGTACGAAATTTCAATCAATCCTTGCCGTTGCAATGCGCCAAGGGACTCCGATTGCAATTTTAGTTCTTCTTCATTGGACATTTCAGGATTGCCTAAAAAACAATTCTCAAATGCGATTTCAAAGCCTCCGCCAAAGTATTGATATTGGTAATTGACGATTGTATCCGCAGAAGATTTGCTCAAAATCATAAGGTTCTGCGCATCCAGCGGTGTCATCTGAGAAAGCATCACTGCAAACGCAGGGTGTATATGACTTTGATGCCTACTATCCGCTGCATTTGCGATAAGATGACAAAACATCTCACGCAAGGCAGGTTCTGAAACACAGGCTTGAGCTTCCCTCAACGCTTGTTCTACGATTCTGGAATTAGGTTCCACGAGATACTCTTTTGGTTTTGCATCGATTTCATCGGCAAGTTGCCGCTTGAAAATTTCCACTTCATGATCATGCTTGACACGCAGTTTAGCTGCTTCTAATCGTGTGTTTCCCGTTTTCATGTAAATAAGATCAGCTAAAAACGCCCCCAATTCTTTTGCTCCTGGTTTCAGCACAGATGTTACAGACTTGTCAATACACTCCGGAACACTATCAGATTTTTGATTATTCGACATTTCTCTCGTTCCTTTCATTTGGAGGTCTCATGAAAAAACTCATTCTAGTTATTAAAATACTCGTTGCCGAACAGAAAGTCAAATTTTATACAGCAATTTGCTCCATCTGTGAAAAAATCGAACATTATCTCTTGACTCATAAAAAGGAGTGACCACTATGAGGACCTACAATCATTCATCCCCCGTTCCCGGCACCTTCCGGCGCAATCCCTACTGGAAGCTACAGGCGCTCTTCCGGGAGCGCGGCTTCCATGACTACGAAGTCGCCGCCGCTCTCGGTACCAGCCCCCAGTGCCTGAGCCGCCGCATCCGTGGCGCAGCCCCTTGGCCCAGCGACGAGGTCGCCGCTATCTGCAAAATCGTCGGCATCCCGCAGGAGCAGATCGGCTACTATTTCTTCCCTGAAGTTGCAAAGGAGGCATCCGCATGAGAATCAAATCTGGCGTCTGGTACTGGCTGGCGGTGGCCAGCGGTGCCGTCGGGATGCTGTACGCACTTGGCTTTGCAGGCAGCATCGAAGCCCTCGGTGTCATCTCCGACACCGACTTCATCACCGCGATGGTGCTGCTGTTGCTGGCGCTGTTCTTCGTCCAGCTGGGCGACCATGCCGCAGAGCGCGAAGTGCAGCGCCGCAGGTACATCGACCGCCGCCACGCCCGCACCGAAGAGCCGGCATACCGGCAGAACCGGAGGGACGCATGAACGCAAAAAAGCCCGCCGGTGTTCCAGCACCGGCGAGCCTGCAAAGGGATGATGGTTTTCTAGCCCCATCACCCCGAAGGATAACACACTTTGGAGGTTTTAGCAAGTGGACATTATTTGTAGAAAACTCGCCAACGACATGATATACGCCTATCATGCAGGGCGGTTCTGGCGCTGGGATGACACCCAGCGCACTTGGAAAGAGAGTCATCTGATGGCGGCAAAATTCGAGCGCGCCCGGGCGGCGCTCAAGACACTGACGCCGGAGGCATTCTTCTCGGATGGCGCAGAGTTCGCCCTGTTGGATGATTATGAAATCGACTCAGACATGGCCGAAGCTCTCAAAAACGCCAAGCCCTGCAAGAATGCACCGATAGACCCGGTGGAGGAGGAATCTTCCTCGGATTCTCCTGCTGCCTGTATCTGCTCTACCTGCACCTGTGGCGGGTGCAAAGAAGAATGCTTCGGAAACTGCCGCAGCTGCGGCCACCCCGTGCAGGAGTGCAACAGCTACCAGACCGAAGGCGAAAAGCATTTGACTCCCGCTCACTCTGAGGATGTTGCCGAACCGTTCGGCAATATCCCCGCCGCCCCTGCCTTCGACTTCTCGGCTCTGGGCGATTTATCCCAGCAGGCCACCGAAGCCGACCAGCAGTTTGATCTGCACTATGGTGCGGCTCAGGACGAGTACCTGATCTCCTGCATCTACCTCGCCCGGATCCACGCTCTGACTGCCAAGGCGGGCCGGTATGGCGGCGGTACATGGACAAAGTGGTATGAGAGCAAGGGACTCAGCGAAGGCAGCGCCCGCACGATGGTCAAAAACGGTGACGCTTTTAATTCCGCAACAGTTGCGGAATTAAAACAGTTGCCAGAGCTGACCCGCAAAGATTTGAACCTCATCGCCCGCAGCGGCTGCGCTGGGCAGCTGGTCGAAGCCGCCGGAGACAGCCAGCGGGTGCAGGAGCTTTTAGCCCAGCTCAAGGCCAAAGAGTACAAGCTGAACGAAACGCAGGCCAGATTGAAGAGCGCCTGCATTCAGGAGCAGGAGTCGCGGGACGCAATGAATACCGCAAATACTCAGCTGGAAGCCGCCCTCGCCGACATTGATGGGTTACAAGAGCAGTGCGCTCAGATGTCGCAGCGGGCAAACGACGCAGAAGAGGCCCGCATCGCCGCCCGGCTTCAGTGCCAGAAAGCCGAAGCGGAGCGTGATAAGGCTGAGGAGCGCGTCCGCGATGCCGAAGAGGCTCTGAAGCACCAGCCCATCGTAGGCATCGTCGATGAAGAAGAAGTTGACCGCCGCGCTGCAGAAAAGGCATGGGGCCTTGCAGATGCCCGGAACGCCGAACTCGCCAAGGACAACGCAGACATGAAAAAGCAGATAGCAGCTCTCAACTCCAAAATCAGCGACGCTGCACAATCTGATTTCGAGAACGCAAACAATATTGCCTTCTTCTGCCGCCGCGCATGGGACACCGGCAAGGGCAGTTACTCCCGCCTGGTCGGCGAGGACTTGGAAACGACCTTTGCCAGCTTATGTGAAACATTGAACAGCATCCGTGAGGAAGCCGCACGGCTCTGCCGTCAGCCGCCGGAATATGACGGAGGAGGAGAAGATGAGTAATCAGCTTGCCCGCAGAGCGCGAATCAAAGACCTGTCCAACAAGGCCGAGGGCATTTTCCAGTACGTCGGGAACGACAATGTGCTGTTCCGGCTCATCAGCACCGGCAATAAGCTGACCAGCGACGTCAACTATGCTGTAGCTCTGTTCACCGGCTTCGCCCGAAGCCATCAGCTGGGCAGTCAGGAGACCCGCCGCACAATCGACTCGATTTATCGCCGGGTCGGTGAGCTCATGTGCCTCATCGACATCGTTCATGCCGCTGCTGGCGAAGAAATCATGCCTGAGCCGTATGAATCCATAGATTTCTGCTACATGACCGAGTACCGCACCATGCTACGGGAGGCCGTCATTCGTGGGATGCCGGACAACTACAAAGGCCCTGCGCAGAACCCCTACACTGTCAGCCTTGTGCAGCCGAGCGTTGGCCACGGTAATGGTTACACACCGGACGAGTACGATGATGATTTCTTCGCCCGTTTCACTCGTCAGGAAGAGCCCCGTGACCGGAAGCTCGTCTTCCGCTGCACCAAATCCGAGCTTGACGCCATCAAGCGTTATGCAAATATCATCGATATTAAATTTACCGAGGAGGAAATTCACCATGCCTGAAAAAATGAACCAGTCTCCTGCTGAAATGCTCAACCAGAATGCGGCTGTCGCCCAGAACGCCGAGGTGCCTGCACCTGTTGCGCCCACTGCACCCGCTCAGCCTCCGCAGCGTCAGAGCTACGCCGAGAAGGTGCAGGGCCTGACTATTGACGAGCGCAACTGGATGCTTGCAAAGTCCAAAGCCGCCGCTATGGCGCAGCTTCCCGCAGGCTTCTTGCCCCAGACCTACACCGGCAATCCCGGCGCGTGCGCTATCGCCTGCGAGATGGCCCTGCGCATGGGCGTTTCTCATCTCTTCGTCATGCAGAACCTTTACGTCGTCCATGGTATGCCCACATGGAGCGGCAAGAGCTGCAAAGCCCTCATCGACAACAGCGGCCAGTTTGCAGGCCGCACCCGCTACCGCATGGAGGGCGAAGAAGGCACCGACAACTGGGGCTGCCGCCTGATCGGCGTGGACAAGCTCACCGGCGAAAAGGTCGAAGGCCCGAAAGTCACGGTCAAGATGGCAAAGGATGCCGGGTGGTGGGACAAGAATGGCAGCTACTGGCCCAAGATGACCGAAATGATGCTCAAGTACCGCGCCGCCGCTTACTTTGCCCGCGCCGAGTGTCCGGAGGTCCTGATGGGCGCCAACATCGACTACGAGGTAGGCGCTGGCGACGCCGAGGAAGAGGGTGCGGCCCATGCTTAATGTTGTTGCGCTGATGGGCCGTCTGGTCTACGAACCGGAATTGAAGACCACCCCGAGCGGCATCAATGTGTGCAGTTTCCGCATTGCCTGTGACCGCAACTTTGCCCGTCAGGGCGAGCAGCGTCAGGCCGATTTCATCGACATCGTCGCGTGGAGGCAGACCGCCGAGTTCGTCTGTAAGTATTTCCAGAAGGGCAGCATGATCGCAGTCAAAGGCAGCTTGCAGACGACCTCGTACCAGGACAAGAACGGCAACAACCGCACCAAAGTTGAGGTCGTCGCCAGTAACGTGAGCTTCTGCGGCAGTAAGGCCGCAGAGCGGGCTGTCGTGAAGGATTTTGACCAGCAGACAGCAAATCATGTTCAGGAAGCAAAGGCCGCACAGAGCGCTCCGCAGGCCCAACAGACCAGTTTTGCCAGCCAGAGCTATCGCGCCGAACGCAAATCACCCGACGGTCAGCCGGTCGCTGTCCCCGACGCAGAAGCGTACAATCCTGATGGCTTTTCCATCATTGATGACAGTGACGACCTCCCCTTCTGACCGCTGCCGCTGTGCTATCTGGCGATACGGGCATTCCATTCGAAAGGAGGCCAGGCCGTGGGCATTGACCCTTCTCGCGGCTTCGTTGCCATCCCGCGCGGCCTGACCGACTGGGAATGGTATTCGGAGCCCAACACTGCCCGGCTGTTCATCCACTTGCTGCTTACGGCCAACTGGCAGGAAAAGCAGTGGCAGGGCATCACCATCCATCCCGGAGAGCTGGTCACGAGCCGTGCAAAACTGGCAAAACAGCTCAGAATGTCTGAACAATCCGTTCGGACAGCACTTATGCATTTGCAGTCAACCAACTGCATAACCAGCAAAGCAGGGCCAAGATACAGCGTTATCACGATAAATAATTACGCTGAAATTATTGGTTCAACCAAGCAATCAACCAGCAATCAACCAGCTCCTAACCAAGACTTAACAAAGATAACAAAGAAAACAAGACAGTCGTCGTCTGCGTGCGCGTGCGCGACGCCCGAGCCGACTCCGACGAAGACGACCTCCCCCATGGTCATGGAGTTCGAGCAGCACATCTGCAAGCTCAGCGCCCAAGGGAAGGCCCAGCTGACTGGATACGCCGACCGGCTGGGAGAAGAGTTGGTGCTGACTGTCATCGGCAGGTGCGCTGACCTCGGTGCCTACAGCTGGGTGTATGTCCGCAAGGCGCTGGCGGAGGCCGAGGCGCAAGGGTGCAAGTCCGTGGAAGAGTACCGCAAACTGCATCCAACCGGCAGCGGACGGAAGATCCGGGTTGACCGTGCAGAGCCCAGCGGGAACGATTTTCTCAAGAACGCTGGGCGGAGGAAGCTAAAAAAGAAAGGAGACTTTCCAAAAGATAACTGAACTACATAGTCTTAAACTAAATTTGAAGAAAGGTGAAATAAATGAGTCAACCCCGTTATGATTGGTGGGGATACGTCAAAGGAATGATTCGGCGCTACCCGCTTCTCTGTGCAAAGCAAAAAGAATTGCATGAAGTAAGCCTTTCCCCCTGTCTAAGCATCGCATCTCATGTCAATGGAAATCATTCCGACCCCACTTCTAACGCTGCCCTTCGAGAACTTCCGGCTATCAATCTCCGTGAAATGGATGCTGTACAACATGCTATCGCAGACACGCGCACACTGAAAAATAGTAAAGAACGGATGCAAATGATTCGGATGGTATTCTGGGAAAAATCGTATACGGTATCGGGCGCTGCCACAAAATTAGGCTATAGTGAACGAATTGTCGTCCAATGGCATGGAGATTTTATACGGTTGACCGCTCATCACTTTGGTTTATTATAAAACAATTTCATTTCAAGTATTGCAGTATCTTCAATCTGATGGTATTATTGACTCGGAATTATATGTTGAAAGGATGTTGATTATGGCCGGATGGGATGACATTTTGCGAGAATTAGGCGATACCCCTTCTCCAGTCGATATTGTTCGTCGCCAATACTTAAAATCTCTTTCCGACTACACTGGTCGAAATACTATTGCATATTATTCCGCTTTTTTGACCCGTCAAGCTGTCGGCACTGATATAAACGATTCAGACATGACAGGCTTTATGAACGCATTAAAGGGAATGGACTGTTCAAAAGGGTTAGATTTGATTCTACACACTCCCGGAGGCTCTCCTGTTGCGGCAGAAGCTATTGTCAATTATCTTCGTAGCAAATTTTATAATGATATTCGTGCCATCGTTCCTCAAATTTCCATGTCTGCCGGCACGATGCTTGCCTGCGCTGCTAAAATTATTATTATGGGAAAGCAATCTAGCCTTGGTCCAATAGATCCCCAATTTAATGGAATTCCTGCATATAATATTAAGGCTGAATTCGAAGAAGCCAAAGCAGATTTAGCCTTGCACCCTGAAAATGCCCAATATTGGGCAATAAAATTGCAGCAATATCCTGCCGCGTTCTTAAAGACCGCGTTGGATGCCATTAATCTTTCAAGTGATTTAATAAAAGTTTGGCTTGGTAGCTGTATGTATGACAGTAACATTCCTGCTGAAGCAGCTATCGTCAACAACATCGCCCAGCAGCTAAATGAGCATGATCATTCTAAAACCCATGACAGACACTTTAATATTGATTTTTGCCGTAGCATTGGCTTAAAAATCGAAGAAATGGAGTCAGACGATTGCTTGCAAGATAAAATTTTGAGTGTCCATCATGCATATCTTTTATCTCTTTCTAATTCTGATTCTGTCAAAATCATTGAATCTCAAAACGGGAAGGCTGTCATCAACCGTTTTCAATCTTGAGCATATAATCTAATTAGGAGGTTTTGTCATGGATGCCGAGTTAAACAGGCAAATAGACGATTTATACAACACACTTTATGCACCGTGTGCGCTTCAAAATGTTCCATCAAATTTGTATATCAAAGTTCTCAACAACACTCTTCATAGCGAATTTTCTCTCAATCAATGCACGGTCGGTAAAATTTCGCTGTCTAGCAATATAAAAAATTTCAAACCCTTGCATTAAAAAGCCAAAATTTCATGCTATAATATTATTGTCAAAACCCGCAGGACGAATTTATCATCCTGCGGGTTTTGCATACGCAGCCTCCGAAACTTTTCCTCCATCATGATGAATTGCTCCTTTGGACTTTTTGCTGCTTGACAGGCATTTTTCTCCTTCTTGAGCTTTCTGAGGCTGCTTCAAAGATTTTCTTCCCTGCACAGAAATGTGCGGGGATTTTTTATGCAGCCGTAGCTCAGCCGCGAGAGCGCTGGCGTGACCAGACGGACGGAGGGCCGCACCCTCCCGGCTGCTCCAACTTTTTTGCAAGAGAGGTGGTGACGTGGCATACAAAAAGCATCCGGGCGGCAAGCCCCCGAAGTACAAAACAGCTGCGCAGATGCAGGAAAAGATAGACGCCTACTTTACCGCCTGCGAAGGCGAGCCCTTGACAGGCCCGGACGGTGTGCAGATGTTCGATAAGCACGGCAATGAGCTGCGCGTCGGATGCCATCCGCCTACCATTACAGGGCTGGCTCTGGCGCTGGGTTTTGCTTCCCGGCAATCCCTGCTGGACTATCAGGCCAAGCGGGAGTTTCTTGACACGATAACGCGCGCGAAGGCCCGCTGCGAGCAGTACGCCGAAGAACGGCTGTTCGACCGTGACGGCACCAGCGGCGCACAGTTCAGCCTGAAGAACAATTTCGGCTGGGGCGCTGCTGAAAAAGAGAAAGACTCCACCGCCCAGCAAAACGAGATGCAGTCTCTGGCCGACCTGCTGCAGCATCCCCTGCCCGACCGCAACATCAAGGACTTCGAGACATGAACATCCCCGCCCCTTTTTCTCAAAACCAGACCCGCTTTTTCTGGAACTGCTTCGATCACTGGCTCAACGTGGCCGAGGGCGGCAAGCGCGGCGGCAAAAATGTGCTTATCACCATGGCCTACTGCACCATCCTCGAAAAGCACCCCAGCCGCATCCACCTCATCGCGGGCGTGTCCACGGCCACCGCGAGGCTCAACATTCTGGACTGCGACGGCTTCGGCATGAAGAACTACTTCGAGGGCCGCTGCCGTGAGGGTGTGTACCAGAACCGCGATTGCCTTTATATCCAAACGTTCACCGGCGAGAAAGTCGTGCTTGTCTCCGGCGGCGGCAAAGCCGGAGATGAAAAGCTCATCAAGGGCAACACCTACGGCACCGCCTACATCACCGAGGTGAACGAGTGCAGCGAGGTTTTTATCCAGGAGGTATTCGACCGCACCCTTTCCAGCCCCGACCGCAAGATATTCCACGACCTGAACCCCAAGGCCGAGGGCCACTGGTATTACCGGTCGGTGCTCAATTTTCACGAGGAAAAACAAAAAGCCGACCCGGCCTATGGCCTCAACTACGGCCACTTCACCATCGCTGACAACATGAACCTCTCAGACGCCCAACTCCGCGCCGTGCTGGCCACCTACGACCGCAAGAGCATCTGGTATGCCCGGGACATTCTGGGCCAGCGCAAGGCCGCTGAGGGGCTCATCTACGATATGTTCGACCTCAGCGCCAACGTCTACACCGATGTCGAGCGGCCTGTGGGGATGCAATCCATCTCCACCCGGACCATTACCGTGGACTATGGCACCCTGAATGCCTGCACTTATCTCGACACCTATGACGACGGCGAGACTATCCGCATCGACCGCGAATACCGCTGGGACGGACGCAAGGAGCGCCGTCAGAAGACCGACGAGGAATATGCCGACGACTTCATGGCCTTTATGGGCAACACCCCCTGCGCGGCCTATGTAGACCCTTCGGCGGCGTCCTTCATTGCCGCCCTGCGCCAGCGCGGCGTTTATGTTCTGGACGCTAACAACGATGTCCTGAACGGGATCCGCCGGTGCAGCACCCTTTTCTCCCGGCGTCGGCTGTTGGTCAATGCATCCTGCACCGGCCTCATCGACGAGCTGGGGCTTTACCGCTGGGATGACAAGGCCGCGCTGCTGGGCGTCGAAAAGCCCGTCAAGGAAAACGACCACGGCCCCGACGCCGTCCGCTACTACATCAATTCCCTGCCTGATTGGAGGTTTGAATAAGTGTCCAGACGCCGCAAGAACAGCCCCGCCGGGGGCGCACAACAGAATATCCCGGTCATGGACGCTTTCTCCAACCCGCTGTTCCGGCTGGGCTATGGCTCCCAGAGCCCGCTCGAGGCCACCGACTACCCGCTCACCCGGATGACCAGCAACTACGCTTTGCTGAACAGCCTGTACCGCAGCAACTGGGTGGTTCAGAATGTAGTCGGCCTGATGGTGGATGATATGCTCCGTGAGTGGTACAGCCTCAAGAGCGCTTCTCCTGAGCAGTGCAAGGCTATCCAGAGCGTCGAGCGCACCACCAAACTGCGCGACCGCATCAGCACCGGCCTCAAGTGGGGCAGGCTCTACGGCGGCGCAGCGGGACTCATCCTCATCGACGGGCAGGAAGACTTATCTCAGCCCCTCGACATGGACGCCGTTCTCCCGGGCAGCTTCCGGGGACTGTACATCCTCGACCGCTGGCAGGGCATCAGCCCGGATGCAGCGCTCACCTTCGAGGGCGGCGAGCTGGTGCCTGCCTCTTATAGCCTCTCCGACGCCGCAGACCACACCGCCGCCCGGGTGCATCACTCCCGGCTGGTGCGCTTCACCGGGCGGGAGCTTCCTGATCTCGAGCGGCAGGCAGAGCTTTACTGGGGTGAATCCGAGGTGGAGGCTCTGTACAAAGATGTCGTGGCCCACGACAACGTGTCGGCCAACATGGCCGCTCTGACCTTTCAGGCCAACATCAACACGATGGAGGTCAAGGGTCTGGAACAGCTGCTCTCCCTGTCCAGCCCGGACATTCAGAAGCGCTTCTGGAACACCATGAAGGCGCAAAGCGTCCTCCGCTCCAACTTCGGCGTCCAGCTGGTGGAGCAGGGCAACAAGATGACGAACACACAGTACACCTTCACCGGCCTCCAAGAGGTGTATGAGAGCATGTGCCTCAACCTCTGCGGTGCGAGCCATTACCCCATGACCAAGCTGTTTGGCCGCTCCCCCGCCGGGATGAACGCCACCGGCGAGAGCGATTTGAAGAACTACTACGATTATGTGGACACCCTGCGGGAAAGCAAGCTCCGGCCCATTCTGGACAAGCTGCTTCCTGTAGTGGCCCGCAGCGCAGGCATTGAGGCTCTGGATTTTGAGATTTCCTTTCCTCCTCTCTGGACGCCCACCGCCAGCGAGACGGCCAGCATCGCCAAGCAGAAGACCGAGGTCATCGTCTCGACGTTCCAGGCCGGTCTGCTGGATGCAGGGGTCGCCATACAGGAGCTGAAGAAACTCGAAGATGAGACCGGCCTGTTCGGCTCTCTCACCGACCAGCTCATCGCAGCCGCAAAGGGCAAGACCTATCAGGATGTCACTGCCATGCGCGACCCACTGGCAGGGCTGCTGGATACACCCGCATCGGGCATTCCCACCGGCGACGCTCTGACACAGGACTTTAACCCCTATCATGATTCTTCCAACGGGCGCTTTACAGGTAAGGGCGGAAGCGGTACAATAGGAAAAACGAAGTACGCCCCCTCTCCTCAGCGTGGCAAGAGCAAGATACAGCTCAAGCCCAAGACCTATACCCGGCTTACCGGCGTGCTGAACACCCGCTATCCGGGACTGAAAGAGGGGGACGTTCGTACTATCCGTGATGCAAAGCGTCAGTATACGGTCAAGGCTGATGGATACGGCGGATTTGAATTGCTGAACATCTACCCCATAAAGTAGGAGAAGCCATATGAAAGAGAAATTGCGAGCGTTTCTTCAGAGATACATCGGCCAAGGTGAACTTAAGAAAGACCATGTGCAGGAAGATGATGTTGATATGTTAGTTTACGCCGCAGTTATCGACGGTATCGAGCAGGACATTATCGACTATGGTACGGAGCACCCCGATGCCCCTTTCTGGGATTTTCTCAAGATGCTGAAACCGGGACTTCATGGCATCACACAAGAAGAACTCGACGCCGACGAATAACTCACACACCACGATGCACACCGCACCGTGGTTTTCTTTTACCCATTTTTTGGAGGTCCCCGACTATGCCCCATCCTGCCCGCGCATCCCCTGAGCGGGAGCTTTCGCACCTCATCCGGCTCTACCTCAAGGCCGAAACGGACATCATCAACGAGATCGGCCGCCTGCGAAGTCAGGGTCTGGTAGATTACCACGCGGTGGCCGCGCTGGAACGGGTGCAGGAGATTCTCCGAAAGCTGGAAAGCGACGAGTGGGAATATGTGCCGAGGCTCGTGGAGTCCCATTTCTATGTGCATCATCCCGAAGCCCGGGCCATCCCCGGCGAGAGCATCGAAAAGCACCGCGCGGCCTATCTCAACGCACAGGCCCTCACCAGCACCCAGACCGACATCGTCCAGCGGCTCACCATGAATCTGATGGGCCAGCTGACCGACGGAAACATGACCGTGCTGGCGGGTTTACAAAGCGTTCTGCTGGGCCGCGTGGAGCCGGACATCTACCGCCGGGTGGGCCTCGAGCAGGTGGCCGCACAGCAGGCCGTGGGCCGGGGCATCAACCAGAGCGTTCCAGACTTCGTGGAAGCTCTGCATCGGGAGGGCGTCACAGCCTTTACCGATGCGGCAGGCCGGAAATGGAGCCTGCACACCTACGCCACGATGGTCTCTCGCACCACCTCACGGCAGGCTGAGATATTGTCTGTGGTAACGCAGGATGCCGGGCAGGATTTGTATCAAATCACTGCTCACGGCACCACCTGCCGCCTCTGCGCCCCCTACGAGGGCCGTGTCTACAGCAAGAGCGGCACAGACCCCAGCTTTCCGCCCCTGTCCGATGCCTTCGGCAAAATCGACCCCGCCGGGCCGGATGACCTCACGAACAGCTGGCTCAACATCCACCCCAGCTGCCTGCACGCGCTCCGCGCATGGACGTCCGCAGGACGCACCCCGGAGGAGCTCGAGCGCATCAAGCGCTTCTCGGACCCGAAGTTCAACCCCTACAGCTACGACCCCCGCACCAAGGCCCAAATCGAGGCCTACCGCAAAAAGGAGCAGGGTCGCGCGGTCTGGCTGCGTGAATACAGGCAGTGGGAACGCTACCGCGCCGCGCTGGGCGACGAAATCCCAAGGACCTTCGCCACCTTCCAGAAGCACAAGCAGGCCGGGAGCGAAAAATATCAGCGGTGGGTCAGCGCCTACCGCAGCCGTAAAACTTAACTGAGCACGATGCAGATGCACCGTGCTTTTCTTTTGCCCATTTTCAGGAGGTGATGTCCCTTGATCGCCTATTATGGCAGCACGATCAGCAAACACATGACCCAGACGCCCGAAGGCTTCCTCATTTGCCGGGATGTGCCTATTGCACGCATCGGCACGCAGGACTACCTCGCCCGGGAGCTGGGGCTGGACGGCGAGCCTGACCGGCCCGTGACCGTGGAGCGCCGCCCGGAGGACGTCTTCGACCCTGCCGCTATTGCCAGCTTCGAGGGCAAGGATGTTACCTACACCCACCCGCCCGAGATGCTGGCGCCGGAAAACCAGAGCTCCTATTCCAAGGGCCACGCGGAGAACGTGCGCCGGGAAGGCGACTTTCTGGTGGCCGACCTGCACCTCAAGGACCCTACCCTCATTTCCGAGGTACGGAACGGCATCCTGCGGGAAGTATCCTGCGGTTATCTCTGCGACTACACCCCCAGCGGGGCCGGATACCGCCAGACCAACATTCGCGGCAACCATATCGCCATCGTCCCCCGTGGGCGCGCTGGTCATGATGTTGCAATAAAAGACAGTGCCGCCGGGCTTCCGGCGGAGAAAGGAAAGGTAAAACATATGGACATGAAGGAAGCTCTGCTTTCTCTGTTCGGTCGGGCAGCCAAGGACGCGACCCCCGAACAGCTGGACAATCTGGTCGAGACCGCAGCCGCAGCGCTGGACGCAGACCCTGCCGCATCGGCGCAGGAGGCAGCACCCGCCGAGGACAATGCCCCTCCCCCGGCCAATACGCAGGAGAATCCCCTCATTGCCGCCCTGAACAGTATCTCTGCCAAGCTCGACAAGCTGCTGGCCGAGAAAGAGGCCCCTGCTGCCGATGATGGCGCAGACATCGACAAGGCTATCTCGGAACTGTCCGGTGAGGGCGAAGAGAAGAAGACTGAGGACACCGCAGCGCAGACTATCCCTGCAAATGACAGCGGTTTGGCCCTGCTGAAGGCTATGCGCCCGCTCATCAACGGTGTGCAGGACAAAACCACCCGCGATGCCCTCTCCAAGACCCTCATCGAGCAGGTCAAGGGCCAGAGTAGCGTGGAGGTCATCGCCCACGCTGCACAGGATGCCGCCACTGCAGCCGCGAACCGTTCCAGCAAAAACAGATACGAACAGCTGTGCGAGGCTTCCCAGCGCGCCTACGACAGCCGCAACCCCCACATGAAGAAGGAGGACTGATTTTATGGCTCTCAGCACCCAGGTCATCGGCAAGGTGATGCCTCACGGCTTCGCCGGCTCCTACGCCCGCCAGCCCGATATGATCGTCAACACCCGCCCGGCGGGCGGTAAGGTCAACATTCCCTTTGGCACCGCCCTCATGTACGAGGGCGGCAAAGTCGTCGTCATGAGCGGCACCGGCACCACTGCCAACAAATTCGCCGGCGTGGCAGGAAGCGAGATCAAGAGCGCCCTTTCCTACACCGACCAGAACACCGGCGTCTATGCTCCCGGCGACGCCTGCAGTGTGTTCCAGCGCGGCAGCATCAATGTGCTGTGCCAGCGCGGTGCGCCCTCTCTCGGCGGCGACGTCTATGTCCGCATCGCGGCCACTGCCGACTATCCTGCCGCCAGCGTGGGCGGCTTTGAGGCTGCTGCGGACGACAAGACCGCCGGTAACACCATCAAACTGCCCAACTGCCAGTGGGGCGGCGCAGCAGATACGAACGGTGTGGCCGAGCTGGTCATCCTCACCCGTGCAAATGCCTAAAAGGAGGGCGATTCTATGGCAAATTTCCAGAACGTCGGCACCACCAATGCCGGTATCTTCACTCTCGGCGGCTCCGCAATGGGCGGTGCGCCATCTGGCGTTCCCATGATGGATGCCGCAGCCATCCAGAGCGGCGGCGCATTCCTCACCAGTGAGCTCGAAAAGCGCGACCCTCTCATCCGCAAGCCCCTTACCAGTGTCACCTATCCCCGCGATATTCCCGTCAAGGTAGGCGGCGGCTGGGTCGATTACGTTTCGGCCATGTCTGTCGCCTACGGCATTGCAAATGGCTCTGGTGATTCTGCCGTCACCGGCGGTGGTGCCAACGGCGTACCTCTCGTGCAGGCATCTGTCAGCAAGGACGCATTCAAGGCGCATGTCTTCGCCACTGCCCTGCGGGTCATGTTCCAGGATATGCAGCGCGCCAACGGCATCGGCCGCAGCCTCGACCAGCTGCTGCAGGAGGGCATCCGCCTGACCTATGATAAGCATATGGACGCCAACGTCTACGTCGGCTTCGAGCAGTACGGCACCACCGGTCTGGTCAACAACGCCGATGTCGTCGAGACCGCTGCGGTCGCCTCGGGTACCGGCGGCTCCACCAAGTGGGCCGACAAGATCCCGAAGCAGATCCTGGAAGACATCAATAACGCCATCACCGCTGTCTGGGCCGCCAGCGAGTACGACGAGGACGCCATCCCCAACCACATCCTCATTCCCTACGAGCAGTACAGCTACATCACCACCACGATGCTCAGTGAGCTTGGCACCGAGACCATCTACGACTTCCTGAAGAAGCACAACGTAGCTGCAAACCACGGCGTGGAGCTGGTCATCGCCCCTACCCGCTGGGTCAAGGGCGCTGGCACCTCCGGCGGCGACCGCATGGTAGTCTATGTCAGCAAGGAACGCTTCCTCAAGATGGATGAGCTGGTCCCTCTCTCCCGCATCATGAGCGCCCCCAACGTCACCAACATCTGCTATGACACCGCCTACATGGCAAACATCTCCGAGGTCCAGCTGATGTACGGCACCACCATGCTGTATGTGGACGGCATCTAAGAAAGGAGTATTCCTATGTTTGTTCTCGCCAAGCGCAACATCATCATCCCCAGCACCGAGCCCGGCATTCAGCCTGTGGCCTTGAAAAAGGACGGCTTCGCCGATGTTCCCGAGTGGGCAGAGTACAGCCCCTATTTTCAGGCTCTCGTAAACGACGGCAAGCTCATCGTCACCGACCACAGCGACAAATCCACGCAGGCCGCCGCCGACAAGAAGCTCAAACCCCGGCGCGGAAAGGCGGACGAAGTCCCCGCAGAAGCAGCTGAAGCCGCCCCGGAGGCCTGATATGTGCGGCGCACAGTTTTCCGGCATCCGGGCAGCAGCCGCAGACCTCGGCCAGAGCGTGGGCAGCTACACTGCTGCACAGTTCAAGGAAGAGTATCCGCAGTTCTGTGACGCGGACGGAAATTGCCACCTTCCGGATGTGCTGCTGGAAGAGATCGTGAAAATGGCAAACGTCAGCATCCAGCCGGACAAATGGCCGGACAACTGGCACTATGCCGTGGGCCTGTATGTTGCCCACTACGTCACCCTTTTCCTGCGCACTTACAACGAAAGCTCTCCTACCGCTGCACAGGCTGCAGCCTCCGGCGCTCTCGTGGGTGTGGTCAAATCGGCCACGCTGGGCGACAGCTCCGTGACTTACGACACCGCCGCCTTGACAGCAGGCACGGAGAGCTGGGGCGATTTGAACGCCACCACCTACGGCCATATGCTGGCCAACCGGGCCAAGCTCATCGGTGCAGCCGGCTCTTATGTGATTTGAGGTGATGCAGATGAACTGGAACGACTGGTACACCGACACGATGGACGTCTTCCGCAACGCGCCGAACAAGACTGGCAGCCTGACCCGGATGGAGCGCCAGCAGGTACTCACCGGCATCCCCTGCCGGGTCTATACCGTACAGCCCAAAAGCCCTGCCATGAGCCAGACCGCTGCCAGTGTCTCCCAGACGGACAAGCTGGCCTGCGCACTGGACGCAGACGTCCGGGCCGGGGATGAATTGCTCGTCCATCGCGGCGCACGGCTGGGAAAGAGCTTTCAGGACTCCCGGTATTTTGCCGGAGAGCCTGCGCTTTATCCTGAGCCGTTCGGCGCGGTACTGCCCGGGCTGGCACACCGGGAAGTTTCGCTGTTGAAACAGGAGCTTGTGAAATGACGCTGGACGAACACATCCGGCAGCTGGAAGCGATTCAGGCCGACTTGCCCGGGATGCTGTCCGACACTGCGAAGAACGCCACTCTCCGGGCCGTCGAGGCGGCACAGGATAAAACTCCGCCCACCGCAGACAGCCTCGGCGGCACCAATGCCCGCACAGGCGAGCTCAAGCAGCACTGGGCGGCTGACAGCCGCGTTCAGCCGCAGCATCAGGATGGGCAGTATGTCACCGAGCTGAACAACGATATGGAATATGCCTCCTACGTCAACGACGGTCACCGGATGGACAAGCACTTTGTCCCCGGCCTGTACCTCAACGAAACCTCCGGCCTGCTGGAATATGACCCTGGCAATCGCAGCGAAGCGGGTATGATGGTCGGCACCAAGACAAAATACGTCGAGGGCCTGCACATGACCGATGCTGCCGCAGAGGCTTACGAGCAGACCGTCAAGACGGAGGCCGACGCTCTCTGTCGACGCATCGAGGAGGCACTGAAATGAATTTCACCCTGACCACCCTTGCCGAGTCGCTGGCCGCGTATCTTGCGCCGGTACTTCCCGGCGTCCAGATGCTGGAAGACCCTGCCCAGCAGGGTGTGCAGCCGCCCTGTATGTTCATCCAGCAGAGAGGTGAAAGCCGCATCACAGCCCTGCCCGGCGGGTATTTCCAGCGCACTATCCCCTTGGACCTGACCTACCTGCAGGAATATAACCTGTCCGACCTGCGGCAGCGGTACAACGCCGCTGCAGAAACCCTCGATTTCTGCATGGACACATTCCCCTATTCCGACGGCAGCGGTGAGACGAAACTGTTGCGCGCCTACGACCGCACCGCCGACATCGACGACGAGGTCCTGCACTACAAATTCGAACTCCGTGTCTTTGTGGAAAAGCCCGTGGGGACGGTGAAAATGCAGACCCAGACTGTGAATCAGAAGGTAGATACATGAAAAAAGAAGAGATTCGGTACAGCCGCGACATCCTGCTGAAAGACCCGCGCTTTGCGGGATACCAGAAGGATTTTCTCGCGGCTGTCCTCAACAAACCGTTTTACACCCTCGCGGAGGCCGAAGCCGCCGTGAAGGATTTCTGGAAGGAGTGATCTTATGGCAGCAGGCGGCACTTTTACTGTGCAGAATAAAACCCGTCCCGGTATTTATTTCCGCTTCCGCTCGCAGAATGGCCAGAGCCTGGCCATCGGCGACCGGGGCGTTGTCGCCATCCCCGAAGCCCTGAGCTGGGGGCCGACCGCACAGGTCATAGAGCTGGATTCCGGGGCCGACCCGGTGCCTTTTACCGGTTACGACCTCACCGCCGCGCAGAGCCGTTTCCTCAACGAGATCTTCAAGGGCAGCAATCGCACTGCCCCGCCCCGCAAGGTGCTGCTCTATCGCCTGTCGGCCAGCGGCAGCGCAAAGGCATCCGCTCTCATCGACCCGTTGACGGCCACCGCAAAATATGCCGGCATCCGTGGCAACGACATCACTGTCATCGTGACCGCACTCTCCTCCCCGGAGGACTCTTTCGAGGTCTCCACCGTCGTGGATGGTGAAGTCAAGGACACCCAGACCGCCCAGACCGTGGAAGACCTCATCGCGAACGACTGGGTGGAATGGAGCGGCACCGGCAAGCTGACCGCCACCATCGGCGCCACACTGACCGGCGGTGCAGACGGCACGGTGGCCCCCTCCGCCTACAGTGCCTTTGTCACAGCCATCGAGCCTTATAAGTTCGACTCGCTCATCTACGACGGCACCGACAGCACGGTGCGGGACGCGATGGAGCGCTTTATCAAGCGGGTCAACACCGAGACCGGCACCTTCTGCCAGCTGGTGGAATCCGGCGCATCCGGCCCGGACAGCCGCTTCATCATCAATGTGGGGAACGGCGTCGTCCTGAGCGACGGCACCACCCTCACGGCTGCGCAGACCTGCTGGTGGGCAGGCGGTGTCGCTTCCGGCGCGACCTACGCCGAAGACCTGACAAATGCCGTCTATCCGAATGCTGTGGACATCTCTCCCCGACTGACCCACAGCCAGTATGTGGAGGCCATCAACAAGGGGCAGTTCGTCTTCAATGTGGATGACGGCACCGTCCGTGTCGAGTATGACCTTGACTCACTCACCACCTTCACCACTGACATTGGCGAAGTCTACCGTTATAACCGCACCATGCGGCTGTGCAATACCATCGCCAACGACCTGAGCGCCCAGTTCGCACAGAATTTCATGGGCATTGTGGACAACACCGAAGACGGCCGCCGTCAGTACAAGAGCGCCATCGTGAAGTATCTGACCCAGCTGCAGGCATCCGGCGGTATCCAGAATTTTGATGCTGAAAACGATGTCATCGTCGAGAAGGGCGAAGCCAAGGACGCTGTGCTCATCACACTGGCCATCGAGGCCGTGGGCAGCACCAACAAGATCTATATCACGCTGGAAGTTGCATAAGGAGGCCGACAGATGAGTTATTTACTCGCGCAGGACACCATAAACGGTGCCGAGGGCAAGATCACTATCACCCGCAGCGGCCGCATTTTGGAAATTTGCGGCATGAAGAACATCAAGACCATCGCGGGCATCCAGACTACCGATATGAAGACCATCGGCACCCGCAAGGTGCAGTCCAAGACCAATGGCGTCAAGCAGACCGGCACCGGCAACGTCTATTTCGGCTCGAATGGTTCCAATCTGTTCGTTGATATGGTGCTCCACTACATCAACGACGGCGTGCAGGACGTCTTCGACATCACCATCACCAACGAAGACCCTGCATCCAGCGTCGGCGCGCAGGTAATGGGCTACTATGGCTGTGTTCTCACCGGTGACATCCCGCTTTCCATCCTCGATTCCGAAGAGGCAATGCTGAATTACGACTTCAATTTCAGCTATACCGACGTCAAGCGTCTGGAAGCATTCAAAGACCCTGCCAATCTGGGCAGCTGATTTCAGGAGGTAATTTTTATGAGCGCACTTTCTGCATTTCTGAACCCCACCGTCACCACCGAGGAAAAGGAGCTCATCGTCTCCAAACGCTTCCTCGACGAAAAGGGCAAACCCGCCCCCTTCCGCATCCGCTCTCTGACGCAGGAAGAGAATTCCGCCTGCAGCAAAGCTGCCACCCGGAACATCAAAGTGAACGGCGGTTATCAGGAAAAAGTCAACCAGAACGAGTACATCAGCCGCATCATCGTGGCCGCAACGCTCGAGCCTGACTTTGCCAGCGCTGAGGTGTGTGAGCATTTCGGCACCAAAGACCCCATTCAGGTCCCCGGCAAGATGCTCCTCGCGGGCGAGTTCGCCAAGCTCTCCGCCGCCATCCTGGAACTGTCCGGCTTCGAGCAGAACCTCGACGACGAAGCAAAAAACTGATCACCGGAGACCGCTGGGATGTCGAAGTTTTGGTAGCTTACTACTGCTTCGTCAATCTCGGCTGGACTCCGGGACGATATGATGCTCTTCCCGAGCGGGAAAAGGCTCTGGTTCGTCAGTTTGCCATTCACGCAATGGAGAAAAAAGCCAAAGAAGAGCAGCAGATGAAGAAGGTGAAATGACCGGATGGGAAAGATACATAATGTTTTCTCTCTGGAAGACCGTTTTTCTTCCACCTTTGGCCGTTATCTTCAGCTGGTACAGCAGGCATCCGGGCAGACACTCACGGCAAAGGCAGCTGCACAGAGCTACAGCGTTTCGGTGCAGACAGAAGCGGCCAATATGGCACAGGCCGCACAGATGGCCTCTGTCCAGCAGCAGACAGCAGTGCAGGCTGCCGCAGCTTTTTCCCAACAGACAGCCGCCGTACACACTCAGGCCGCAGAGGAAGTTATCCGCACACAGCAGCAGCTCTCTACCGCGCAGCAGGAAGCCGCCACTGCCGTCACCCGTCACAGCGAAGCTCTGAAATCCGCCCGGAATTATCAATCCGTTCTGGGCAGCACCGAACGGCAGGTCATCAAGGCCAATGCACGTTTTGACGCACTTTATGAGCAAGAACAGGCACTTATCGCTGCCGGAGAGCAGACCACCGCCGCATTCAAAAAGCTGGATGCTCAGCTCGATAAACAGGGTGCCAGCGTCCGCTTCCTCGAAGCCCAGCAGGCGGCGCTGGCTCAGCAGTATGCCAACGCGGCGGCTGCTGTCCAGCGGGAATCTGCTGTTCTTGCCGAGACCCAAGCCGCGCAATCGCAGGCCGCTCAGGCGGCGAACGCAGCAGCATCTGCCGCGCAGGAGCTGGCATCCGCACAGACCCACGCAGCCGAAACCGCCGGGCAAGCCGAATCTGCCGCTAAACGCGCCTCCAACGCTAACCGGGAGTTCGAGGACAGCAGCGGTCTCGCCGCAAAAGCTGCAAACTCGCTGACTCAGGAGCTGAAGAAGCTCGTGGGCGGCTATCTGGGCATCCAGACGCTCAAAAAGGCAGCAGACCTGTCCGACACGCTCGTTTCCACCCGCACCCGGCTCGACCAGATGAATGACGGCCTGCAGACCACCGCAGAGCTGGAAACCATGATCTATCAGGCAGCGCAGAACTCGCGCGGCAGTTTCGTGGATACACTGGGGCTCGTCTCTCAGCTTGGCACAATGGCCGGCAGTGCGTTCGACAACACACAGGAAGTCGTCCTCTTTGCCGAGCAGCTGAACAAAAAGCTGGCCCTTTCCGGCGCGTCCGGCATGGCGGCACAGGCCGCCATCCTTCAGCTGGAACAGGGCCTTGCCTCCGGTGTGCTGCGGGGCGACGAACTGAACAGCGTGATGGAGCAGACGCCCGCCCTTGCCAAAACCATCGCCGACTACCTGCAGGTCAGCATCGGCGATCTGCGCACGATGGGTTCTGAGGGTAAAATCACCGCCGCTATTGTGAAAAACGCCCTCTTCTCTGCCGCTGAAGAAACGAATGCTGCATTTGAAAAAACGCCTATGACATGGGTGCAGGTCTGGACGACGGCAACGAACATCGCCATCCGGGCGCTGGACCCGCTGCTGTCCGGCATCAACTGGGTGGCGAACAACATCGACACACTTGCGCCCATCGTGCTGGCCACCGGATCCGCTTTTGGTGTCATGCTCATCGCTGCCAACTGGACAAACATCCTCACCTTTGCGACCCAGAAAGCAGCCGCCGCCCAAGCTTTTCTGAATGCTGTTATGGCGGCAAATCCAGCTGCACTTGCAGCGGCCGGCGTTTTGCTTTTGGTGGGCGCATTGTACGGCGGTGTTGCCATTATGAACCACTTTGCAGACACCAGCGTTTCGGCTACCGGCATCATCGCCGGGTCGTTCGCTGTTATGGGGGCATTTGTCTACAACAGCACTCTTGTTCCTTTGCAGAACGGATTTGCTATGTTCGTGAACTTCCTCGGCAATGCGTTTAATAATCCCACTGCCGCCGTGAAGATACTGTTCTACGATATGGCCATCACCGTCATGCAGTATCTCCAAAATATTGCAGGAGCGCTGGAAGGTCTCGTCAACATGGTCCCGGGCGTTACAGTCGATTTGACCAGCGGCCTCGATTCGTGGGTCACAAAGCTCAAACGTGACCGCCAGTATGAAAAATGGGCCAGCGGTTACACCGAATATGTCACTCCGTGGGAAAACATGGACCTCAGCAAAGCCTACACGAAGGGCTATAACTGGGGCGCAAATCTGAGCTTTTCCGACCTGTTCTCAGGACTGCTCGGCAATGGTATGGGAGATCTTGCTATTCCTCAGGCCGCCAACATCAATGATCTGCTGAAAAACATCGACAAGAACACCAGCAAAATCGCTAAAACGGTCGATATGTCCGACGAGCAGATAAAGATGCTGGTAGACGTGGCCGAACGCAAATACGTCAACAACATCAACCTGACCTCGCAGACGCCCATGATCACCATTAAAGGCCAGAACACCGGCGACACAGAGCAGGACGCCCGGAATGTGGCAGAGATTCTCCGTGATACCCTGCTCGAACTGCGCAGCGCCGGGAGCACTGTCACCGTGAATTAAGGAGAAACAGATGCCCAAATACAAGCTTTATTTTTCCCGCGACTCTACCGTCCTCGCGCTGCCCATCAATCCGGAAAAGCTGCCGGAGGCGATCTCTGCGGACAACGGCAAGTACAATGTGCTAGGCCTCGGCCAGATCATGCAGCCCCGTACGCCCGACCTGCGCACCGTTTCCATCTCCGGTCTGCTGCCGGGCAGGCGGCTCCCGGGCCAGACTGGTATCCATCTGCCGCCGGCAGTCTACATGGACTTCTTCACCAGTGCGATGAGAAAAAAATCTCCCATCGTCTACACCCCGGTTCGTTTCTATGAAAACGGTCTCCCCTTTCTTGGGCCGAGTCTGGGCTTTCCCTGTCTGGTCACAAGATTTAAGACCGAGGAGCGCGGCGGTGAGACCGGCGACTTTTATTTTGATTTGAGCCTTTCGGAATACCGCGATTTCTCCCCGCAGAGAGCCATTGTGCAGGGCGAAGGCCAGACCGGCACTTTCACCCCAGCCACAACGCCTGAGAGAACTGCAGCCCGTGCCATCGCGGCTGCATCCGCCATCAGCGCTGTCACCTCTGCTGCCAGCACCGTCCGCCTCACCCTGACGCCGACCCGAAGCACCCCCTCCGACCGGCTGGTGGTAAACGCCCGGCAGAAAGTCAGCGGCAGCTATTACGCCGCCAGCGACGGCGCAGAGCCTCTGGGCAGTGTCCACGGCTTGCTCATCACCGTCCGGCGCATCGCCAGCCATGCCAAGCCCTGCCGCGTCTGCGTCGCAGATGCAAACGGTGACGTACTTGGCTGGATGGCCGAAGCCGACCTGCAGGAGGCCGACGGATGAGTTACGAACTTCTTGTGGGCCGCAAGACGCCCGGCGACACCCTGAACCTGACCCGCTGCACCACACAGGCCGTCTGGACGACCCAGCGCACCGGACAGCCGGGCAAATTCACCTTCACCTATCTGCGCACTCCGGCCTCCAAAATTGAGGAGGGCGACGTGGTGCGTTTCTCGGTAGACGGACAGCTGCAATTTTACGGCTGGGTCTTTACCCGAGGCTTCGACCGCTGGGGTCCGGTGGACGTGGTCTGCTATGACCGTCTGCGCTACCTCAAGGCAAACGCCAGCTACTCGTTCTATGCCCAGAGCGCAGCTGACATCATCAAACAAATCGCCGAAGACCTCGAGCTGGATGTGGGAGAGCTGGCCGACACTGGCTACAGGCTCCCCTCCCTCATCATGCAGGATAAAAGCTGCATCGACATCATCAACACTGCCGTCCAGAAGACCTTGCTGAACACCGGCAGGGTCTTCGTCTTCTACGACTCCGGCGACGGCCTCGCGCTGAAAGAAGCAAAAGACCTCAAGACGGACATCGTCATCGGTGATCACAGCCTCATAACCAACTACACCTTTGACTCCTCCATCGACTCCCAGACTTACAACAGCGTCAAGATCGCCCGACCCAACAAAGAGACCGGCAAGGCAGATGTTTTCATCATGAAGGACTCAGAGAGCATCGGGAAATGGGGCCTGCTGCAGCTCTATCAGAAAGTAGACGAAGCCGCCAACGATGCCCAGTGTCAGGAACAGGCCCGCGTGAGCCTCGAGTATTATGACCGGGTGCTCCAACAGCTCAAGTTCTCGGCACTTGGCATCCCCAGCATGCGAGCGGGGGTATTGCTTCTGGTGAACCTGTCCGACCTGGACGGCGAGCCTTTCAAGCGGTATGTCATGTTGGAAAAGGCAGAACATACCTTCAAGAACGACGAGCACACGATGGAACTGGAAGTAAAAGCTCTGTAAAGGAGAAAAACCTATGGACCTTTTGGAATTATTGCAGGCCATCACCCGCGAGGTCTATGACGCAAGCCAGCCCACCGACCTGCAGATCGGCACGGTGGTGAAGGCCCCGCCGGACGACGAGCTTGAGATACGTGTCAGCGAGGCGATGGCTCCCTTGAAAAGTGCAGTGCTTTATCTCGCAGAACCGGTCATTGAAAAGAAGCTCCCGCTGCTGAAGCACCGGCACAAATTTCCCCACACCCATGTCGGTGTGCATGGCCCGACTCAACCTCCGACTCCGAGCGAATACACCGAATACTCTACCCTTTCCGAGGCTTCTTCCGGCGATGTGCAATCTGAGGATATTGTGGGATGGGAGGACGGAAAGGCCCTTCCTCTGAGCAAGGATGGAAAGTATATCATCTTGAACCGGGCTCTAGAGGTGGGCGACAAGGTGCTTCTGCTCCGCGTCCAGAGCGGGCAGAAATTCATCGTGCTTTCACGCGTCTTCGGAGGTGATAACTAAATGGCCGTTCTCCCTGCAGGCGGAAGCCTCGACCTCTCGGGCAGCGTCGAATATGTCTCTCAGCCGTCGAAGACCTGGCGCATCGACCCGGCCACACACCGTCTTTCAGGAACCTGCGAGGGCTATGAAGCAGTCCGCCAGGCTGTCAATATCATCCTGAACGTCGAACGCTACCGCTGGCAGATATTCCAGTCCTCAAGTGGCATGGAATGGGAAGGGCTTCTGGGGCAGGACGCGGGCTTTGTGGCTGCTGAGCTTCAGCGCCGCGTGACGGAGGCCTTGATGATGGACGACCGCGTGACTGGCATTGAGGACTTCACTTACAGCACCGCAAACCAGACCCTTTCCGCATCCTTTACCGTTACCACGATCTACGGCGGCGTTGAAGCCGGCATGGAGGTGAACATCGCATGATAGACTTTTCCAACGCACAGTACCGCTCCATCCTTGCCTATATGCTCTCCCAGATCTCGGACGAGTATGACAAGCGGGACACTAGCCCTATCCCTACCGCTGTCTCCCCTGCCGCCTATGTGTTCGAGGGCTTTTTCATCTCCCTGAACATGGTGCAGCGGCAGGCGTTTTTTCAGACCGCCACCGGCGAATCGCTGGACCTTCTCGCCCCACTGGCCAGTGTCAGCCGCAAACAGGCGACCGCTGCCATCCGCAAAGGCGAGTTTGACACTGCCATCCCCATCGGGACTCGCTTTTCGACCATCAACGGCTCGGACAGCATCAACTTTGTCGTCATCTCTGCTCTGGGCGCAGGACACGCTTACCGCCTGCAGGCCGAGACGCCCGGCAGCATCGGCAACGTATATTCCGGCCCCATTCTTCCCATCGACACCATTCAAGGGCTTTCTTCTGCCCGCCTCTCCAACATCCTTACCCCCGGCGATGACACCGAGACGGATGAAGAGCTTCGCGCCCGCATCCTCGCGGCACTCAACAGCCGAGCCTTCGGCGGGAATGTCGCTCAGTATGTGGAAGAAATCGAGAAGCTGGACGGCGTGGGTGCGGTGCAGGTCTACCCCACATGGAAGGGCGGCGGTACCGTACTCTGCTCTGTGCTGGGTGCTGACTGGCTTCCCGCCTCTGCCGACCTCGTGCGGACCATTCAGGACGCCATCGACCCGGTCCCGAACTCTGGCAAGGGGTTGGGCCTCGCGCCCATCGGAGCCAAAGTGACCATCTCCACCCCGGAAAGATTCGAAATCTTGGTCAGCGCCTCGGTAACGCTCCTGCCCAGCTATTCGATGGAGACCGTTCAGAGCACCGTTACTGCAGCCCTCGAAGCTTACCTTCTGAACATCCGCAAAGGCTGGGCCGTCAATATCAGTCAGACCGGGCTTTCCTACAGCGCCAGTGTGTACCTCGCACGTGTCTCAGCCGCCATCATCACCGCCGAGGGTGTCGTGAATGTGACAGACGTTCAGCTCAACGGCCAGACGGCCGACCTGCTGCTTTCCCAGACCGGGGCGTTGCAGCAGATTCCAGTGATAGGGACGGTGAGCCTCTATGAAGCCTGACCTCTCCTGTGAGCTGTTGGAACTGCTGCCGCCCATTTACCGGGAAATCGAGGACTACCAGCAGATCTGTGCTGCTGAAAAAGCCCAGTTCGAACGGCTGGCTGACAGCGTCCACCGTGTGCAGGACAACTTTTTCGTTCAGACGATGGATGAGGATTCTGTTTCCCGATGGGAGCGGGTATTCCACATCCGGGCGCTTCCGTCCACAGAGACAATGGCATTCCGGCGGCAGCGCGTCCTGTCCCGTCTGCGCACCCGCCCGCCTTTCACCCTCGGCTTTTTGTATCAGCAGTTGGACGAGCTCATCGGCGCGAGACGATGGGACTGCGAAGTGGACTATCCGGCCTATTCTCTGACGATCCGCGCAGATGCTGAAAAAGAAGCCAGCCGCACTGAACTGCCTCATCTGGTCAATCAGATAAAGCCCGCGCACATCGCATTCTGCCTCTGCCTCGTATATGACCCGACCACCATCCCCATATACGCCGCCGCTGCCCCATGCAGCGCAGTCACCACCTGCACCGTCCGCATCCCGGGCGTCATCGGGCCGAAGGAAGTCACCGGTCGGACATATGCAGTCAGTGCAGCCAGCAGCACCCGGGTGCAGGCCACCGTGGCTCTGCCCGGCGTCATCGGCCCGAAAGCGGTCAGTGCGCCGGCCCTTGCAGGCAGCAGGCTGGCCAACACCCGCGAGACCATCACCATCAAGATTGGAGGAATAACGATATGAGCTGGGAAAAAGCCGCATATACCCGCGCGGGCGCTGCCTTATTGTCGGAGTCGGTCTCCGGCGGCGCACTCATCATCACCCATGCGCTGGCGGCCACCGAGGCCAGTGGCTCTGACCTCGCAGAAGCCGTCACTCTCAGTGGCGAGACACACGAGGTGGACATCCTCGGCATCGACACTGTGGAGAACGACGGCAAGCCCGCCCGGCGGGTCAGCATCCAGATCACAGCCGGGCAGACAGCCTACATCTGCCATCAGGTGGGGGTATACGGCAAGCTGGACACCGGCCCGGACGAAACGCTGCTCATGGTCGTGCAGGATGACCGGGGCGTCGAGATCCCCGCCGCCAGCACGAGCAGCGATTTCAAAATCGAGCTGGCCGTCCTGCTGGCCGTCTCCAACAACGCCAACATCAGCGTCACCGTATCGCCGCAGGTGCAGGCCATCATGCAGCTGGTCGCAAAAGAGCTGGATAAACACGACAAGGACCCCGACGCCCACGCCTCGGTCACATCGAGGCTGCCGCCAGTGCGGCGGTAAAGCGCGTCGAGGAGTCCGGCCAGATCATGACCGAAGCACAGGTCAAAAAGCTCATTCAGACCCACAGCGGCAGCGGGTATTTCGGCGAGTACAGCCTCGTCCTCCGCGCTGATGGCTGGACTCCCCTGCCGGACACCGGCCCCTACCAGTACATCTACGATGCCGCGCTGGCTGACAGCGACAGCACACTTATCCCCAGCGGCAGCACAGATGTCAATGACTTCGCCGTGACCGCGCGGGCCGGCGTTCTGAACACCTGCGAGACCCGCGACGGCTCTGTCCGTTTCTTCTCGCAGCGCGTTCCGGATGCCGACATCCATGTGACGCTTACCCTGAACGGTTCCGGGAAAGGAGGTGGTACCAATGCATCTGGCAATGTGACCATCGGGCAGGGCCTCAAACGCGATGAGACCGGCGCGATCGCCGTCAGCATCGGCGACGGCCTTGCCTTTGACGCCACCGACGCGCTGACCGTCCGCAAAGACACCGTTGTGACCAGCGACGACCTCGTGAACGACGAAAAGTTATCTCAGGAAATCGCTGAAATTTTGAAGTAAAAGAAAGGAAAAACCACTATGTCCAAGAACATCACCACCGCTGACTCCATCCGCAATCTGGCCGCTGAGGTCAAGAAGGGCTTTGTAAAGAAGGAAGCGTTCGCCCCCATTCAGACCGCTGCTGAAAAGGCCATCAAATCTCTGGATGTGACCGGCAACACCATCAGCTTCTTCACCAGCACCGACAAGACCGGTAACGCCGCCTTTACCGTGGACTTCCCCGCCGAAATGTTCCTCGACCAGACCAAGACCGAGTTCGTCCCCAGCTTCGCGTTCAGCGCAGCCACCTATCCCGGCTCGACCGACCCCAAGCTGGACGGCAAGCCCGTCATGGTGCTGGCCGTCAAGGGCGAGAACCCTGACTCCTGCACCTACTCTTTCCTGAGCATGGCTGCGCTGGTGGATACCTACAAGGCTAAGGCCGTCGGCAAGGATACTTCCACCACCGTCTCCATCGCGGGTTACGAGGTGGATGTCAAGGTCAACGTCTCCGCTGCCGAGGGTAACGCCCTGACCCTCAAGGAGGACGGCCTGTACGTCCCCACTCCCGAGAAGACCGACATCTCCGGTAAGGCTGACAAGGTGAAGAGTGCAACTGCGGGCAACTTCGCCGCTCTGGACGCAGACGGCAACCCGACCGATTCCGGCAAGAAGCCTGCCGACTTCGTGGCCGCCGAGACCGGCAAGCGTCTGATGAGCGACGCCGAGGGTACTAAGCTGGCTGGCGTTTCCGAGGGCGCAACCAAGACCGCCGCCAGCGCCACCAACGGCCATATCACTATCGACGGCAATGACACCACCGTGTATACCGAGCCCGCGAACGTCCTGCACACTGAGGATGTCGAGGACTTCAGCGCCGAGGACATCGCTGCCATGCTGGCAGACTAAGGCCCACAAGGAGGCTCTATGGCAAAGGTAAAAGCACTTTTGGCAAAAGGCCTCGCCGAACTCTGCAGCTACATGAAAAAGTATACCGCCGCCCTTGGCGACCTTGCTTCGGCCACAGCAGATGGCCTCGACGAAAAGCAGGACATCACGGCGGCGGTGTCTTTTACGATTCCGACGACCGGCTGGGCGAGGGATTCCACCCTCACCAGCTATTACTACTGTGACATCTCCATCGCGGGGCTTCGGACCACCGACATCGTGGATGTTACACCGGCACCGGAATCCTACAGTGTGGCGCGAACGGCAGGCTTTATCCCCACCGAGAGCATGGCCGGGAAGCTGCGGCTGCGGGCCAAGAAAGCTCCGACTGCGGCCATCAAGGCACAGTATCGCATCATCAACACAGTAAAGAACTAGGAGTGATTTTATGGCATATGGTTCTTTCAATTCGGGCGGCGAAGCTCTGGCTGTGGACACCACCCTCAAAGTCTCCGGCGCAGCTGCCGACGCCAAAGCCACCGGCGACGCGCTGGCGGG